AAGCGTAAATCCAGCTTTTTATCTTTAGTCAGCCGGATGGTAGTTACTTCTTTCATTTTCTAAACCTCCTTAAGCTTTAGGTTCGGTCATTTCGGAAATTGCACCTACGCCGGTCAAAGTAGCACTGGCAGTAGCGATACCATCGTGAGGATTTTCACGATTGAAGGCAGTAATGAAAGCCCAACCAGTTTGATACTTCTTATTAGGGTACTCAATTTTTACATTGAGTTGTTTGTTGTTGCGGAAAGCGTATTCTACTGCTTGCAAACCGGAATCATCCATAATTTGTAATCCGGAATAATCAATGCTCCAAGATTTCAAGCCTGGGATGCCTTGAGACCAGCCGCCACTTGTCTTATGGGAGCCATCCATGCTGTTAGCACTTTGCTTAACCGGGGAATTGCGCTGACCACCTACAAGTGTCCATACAGGTACCTCAGTGGTACCAGTGTTGATACTTAATAACGTATCTTTACCCGCCTCAGCAATCTGAGTATCAGGGTTGGTTGGCAAAGCTGCCAAAGCTGTTGCTGTTAAAGACATTTAAATCACTCCTTTTGTTGTATTTTAAATAAAAATGTCAAAACACCATGGAAAGAATATTCATCCTCTTCGTTGCCATCAGCTAAATCTAATTCACAGTCGATAATTTGGTAGCCATCGACTTGGGCTGTATTATATAGGCCTGTAATTATGCTGGCTGCATCTGTCATCATTTCGTTGCACGTAGCCATAGCTTTAGTTTCTGACCAGCAATGAATCGTAACTGATGCATTCCAGCCTAGAGAATTTTTGCTTGCATCCGGTTTAAAAGTAGTACCACCTATAACCATATAAGGTAATTTGGCCTTAGCCGGAACGACACCATAAACATCATGTGTCTGACCATTTTTAAGTAGTGCAAAGACTGCTTCCCTTAATTTAACCTGTGGAATATCTCTGACTATAATCATTCAAGCACCTTCTTTACTTCACTCTCTATGTTGGGCCTTTCTTGTTCTATGGCCGGTCTCATAAACGGCTTTGGCCGAATTCTTCCGGAACGATTAACGCCCCTGGCAAATCTGCCATCAGACATTTTTAAAGCCTTTCTTCTGGTAGGATATACAAATCTTTCATTTGTTCCAAATTCAAATAAGTGGCCATGGGGAGCACTAGATTTGACCACACCGGTATTTTTGGCTTCGTCATAGCTCCAATGCAGCCCAGCCCTTATTTTGTTGTTCTTGCCATGAGGAGCTTTGGAAAATGCCGCATCATATACTGACTTGGTACCATCTGCCATCGCTTTTCTAATGGACTTCTGGGCATTGGTATTGTAGTTATCCACATTTTTGATTGCTTTAAAAACCTCTGAATCAATATTGGCATATATACGAAAACCTTTGCTCATTGTGATATCTCCTCGGCAGTTAATGTAAGCTGGCCAGGAGTGGAATCATCAACATCTCTGATGACAAATGTATGATCTTTCCAGCTTGCCTTCCAGCCTTTGGCGATATTTAAGCCTGATCGAACTAAAATCTTTCTAGTTATCACTCCGGCTTCACCGTCTCCAAGTATAACGGCACTTCCAAATTTGTCCGTTATAAATTCGCCCCAACGTGGTACAGGATCTTTGTAATCGTATTTGGGACCGGAGCCCGTATCCTCTGAGACTTTGTATCTCTCAAAGAACTTAATTCTTTTATCGAGTTTGCCAACAAGTATCACGGGAAACACCACCTTTAACTATAAAAGTCACTGTTCTTGAAGTGGTCTACAAGCATATCCACGGATGGTGGCAAAGGCGATTGGGCCTTTGTCGCATCCATGTTAGCTCTGTCAACCCTGTTATCGTACCAGTAACATACTAACTGCATAACTGCCAGCTGGAACGGTTTAGTTTCTTCAATGGCTGTTGTTGAACCATCAGTATTAATTTTCTTGGTTTTGCCGCAGCGCTCCAAGATAATCATATTTGCTGATTCTATGCAGTCCTGAAGCATACCATCTTCTTCTGTACCGTCAATTCGGCAGTACACTTTTACTGCTTCCAGCGTGATAGCCGCCATATTAATCACCTACCGTAACAGTAGAAACTACGCTTCCTGCATCCGTAACCACTGTAAATGTCTTATCACCGTTAGCCAAACCGGTTAAATAATCCTTAGTAATGGTTACTACTAAGCCATTAATAGTGTAGTTAGCTGCATTAACATTAGATGTACCATTCTTTAATGCAGTAATTGTCGTGGCTCCTGCAACCGTAAGCACTACATCAGCCGCCGCAGCTTTGCTGAATGTAGCTGTTTCAGGGCTCACGGTTAAGCTGATTTTTTTAAGTAGGAAAATGCCTTAGTTGTTTTAGTGTTACCATCAACAATGGCATAGCCCATGTAGTCGGTATATCTATCTTTAATATGATCTTCGTAATACATGGATACATCCTTATTGACATTCATTGCATATGCTTTTCTAACATTGCCAAGCAAAATGCCACCAGCCGGAATACCAGCTTCTTCTAATACGCCTTCACCAAAAATCCTGCCAACAAATTTTCCGGTAGGATCAGGAACAAAAATAGGACGACCGGTACCATCAAGGATGTTAGCTAATTGATTCCAAATGGTATCGTTGTTAGCATAAATAAAGGAGCCGTTCAGATATCCAGATTTTAGTTTGGACATAAAGGCCGTAATGTTCTTATAGGTTAAATCACCAGTATAAGTAATAATTTGAGGAGTTCCACTTTCAGCCTCCAGAGATGTAATAATGCCTTTAGGCTGAGCCTTAAAGGATTTGTCTCCAGCAGCCGGCACACCTTTGCCGGAAATAACAGCGGTTGCTAAACCTTCGCCCATCTTCTCAGCAATATTTGCAGTAATATAAGGCAAAAATTCTTCAACGCTCATAATCTTAAGCTTCCAAGACACAGGAATAGCTCTTGATAATTCATAACCTGTTAAGCTCAAGGTAGCAAAAGAAGTAGTACCATCTTTTACAGCCGTAGCTTCATCGTAAAATTCAGCTGCATCCCCACTATCAGCTTCCATAAGGATATCAACATTTCCTTGAACAAACGTTTTAGCTAACTCGGACAAAATGGGATGAGCTTCTTCCATTTCTTTCCAAATACCGGATAGCATCGTCTTAGGAACCAAAACTGAATTTGTTTCTGTGGTCATGGCAGCTTTAGCGGAATTGATTTCATCGAAGATGGCAGTTTCTTCATCGTCAAGACTTCTTTTCAGCATAAATTTTGCAAACGCTCTTTCATAAAGCTTAGCTTTAGCATCAGCCGTAGGAGCTCCGGTAACATTAGCAAGAGGCACAGCCAGCGGAGCTGCACCCTTAGCAATAATAGGTTCACCAAGAGCACTAACATTAGCCAACTCTTTGTTATAAGCATCTTGAGCATAATCCAAATCGATGATGCTTTGACGAATAGCCTTTGCATTCTCCAAATCACCTGCATCCAAAGCCTTTTTCATGTCAGCAGTAAGGCTGTCACGTTTTTCCAAATACATTTTTTCGTTCATTTTTACTTTCCTCCTTTGATTTCAAAATAATCTAAATAACCTTTTTCTAATTCCAATTCTTTATTGTTACGCTGAGCCTGTTGTTGCTCTTCGTGCATCATTCTAGTCAGCGCTTCAATCATTTTGGGTGACATTAATCCAGTTTCCATGGAAGCCACCGCTTTAAGGGCTGTTGGCTCTTTTTCCAAATCAATTACTTCATCGGCTAAGCCAATTTTTACAGCATCCGGAGCATTAAAAAAAGTAGTGTCTGCCATTAAGGCAAGCATCTCTTTTTCGGATTTTCCGGTTTTAATGGTGTATGTTTGTACACACGCTTGGTCAAGCTTTTTAAGTTCAGCCGCCAATTTTTCATGGTCCAAATAATTGCCTGCACCGTCACAACTACAGTTATGAATCATAACTTGTGCAACGGGAGAGATAAGTACATGATCACCTCCACACATAATCATACTGGCCGCAGAAGCTGCTATACTCATTACCCTAGCTGTAACATTGCCCGGATAATCCTTAAGGATTGAATATATCTCAAGTCCTGGATATACTGAACCGCCTGGGCTATTGATATCCATAACGATATCTGCACCTTTAGCAGCAGTTAAATAATTTTTAACTTTTTTGGGGCTAGTTCCTTGCATACCGAACCAATCAAACAAATCTTGCCAGTCTGATGGGATAATAGTTCCGTTAATTTGTAGATTGTCCATCGTTATCACCTCCTACTACACCAGTATCCTTGCGCCGTAGAGGCTTATCTCCACCCTCAATAGGACCGAGATTAAGAATCCGCCGCCATTCGTTAGGTGTTAACGAACCTCTATCAACCATTTGAACTAAATTCAATTTACTTTGCATGGATGCATACTCTAGGCTTCCGGCATCAAAGATAATCCGGTTCCCAAAGGACCTTTCTCTTCTTGAGAATACTTTTTTTGTAAATTCTTCAGATAAAGCTTGAGAAAAAGGTTCTATCACGGATTCAAAATATGAGTTCCATTGGTCCTCATTGTAGTTGCTTAGAACAATGTTCTCATTGGTATTGAAATACTCCATAACCCTCTTTGCCGTTCTATCCTGGATAAGTGCATTTGGCACGTAGTCCTTTGGTTCTATCTGAATAGCATCAGCATCGGCACCGACAGCCGCTACGCCAATATTATCTTCACCGGTTTGAGTAATTAGAAAATTATCGGAGAATTCCTTGGCTCTCTTTTTTAATTCAGGAGGCAACATACCTCTGGAGTATTTGAGCAGCCATTTTACAATGCCGGAATTCTTAATAGCATTAACGATACTTCCATCGCTGGCTGATACCACCGTCATTAGCGGAAGTAGTGCCTTAGCATTGCTAGAACCAAAGAGCTCATTGTCTCCGGTATCAAAAGGTACATGAATAATATCGTTATAGCTATAAGTAGCTTGCTTGCCGTTGAGCAAGGAGAATCTTAAAAAGAGATTGCCATTCTCGTATATTGCTTCAACGCCACAAGAATTGATTGGATACATCTGTATTGCGTAATCGTTGACATCTCGAACGAGCAGCGCAAAGGCATTTCCATTTAGCATATACTGCCAGGCTAATCTTTCTCTGAACTTTTGGCCTGTCATGAGTGGGTTAGGTTCTTGCAATAAGAATTGAACGTACAAATCTGGATTAATAAGTACATCATCCTTGGTTGTTCGTATCTGCTTGGGTTCTAATTTGCCAATAGCAGAAGCGAAGGGCCTGATGATAGACCTTATCATGTCAGATTCGTATATCTTACCGTTCCAGGCCCAAGTACCATTACCTAAAATTCGCATTAGCTGATAAGTAACTTCGGTGGGACTTTTATTCCTGTTTGTTAATAAATTTTTAAATCTTGTAATCAAGCCCATATTAGTAACCTCCAATATCGGTGTTGTATTCCTCCATATGCTTTTGGTATATGGTATAAGCATTAAGCAGGGCCGCAAAACCATCTATTCTGGCTCTTTGGTTCCTGCCTTTGTGCGGTTGTATATTGCCATTCTTATCGCTGTCAACATTAACATTGGCCATGCACCATTTCATAAGGGGATTGTTGTTATAAATAATCTTCTTGGCCGCTAAATCGGCCTTAAGTTCCTTCATCGGGATGCTTAAGGTCTGTTTGCCTTGGCGAACAGGAACCAAGGCTTGACTGCCAAAGTATTTGCTCATATCCTCAACCCAATATTCAGCACCCCAGGCATCGTATCCAACCCAAGTAATATACAATCCAAATGTATCAACAATTTCTTTAAACCATTGAGTTACAAATTTTGGATGGTTTTTGTTGCCAGGGATTAAACGGATTAGGCCCATGTCTCGCCATATGTCATATGGCACATTATCTTCATGCACTCTTTTTTCAAAAACATCCTCCGGTATCCAGAACATACTCATGTTGTACATCGGACCGTCCGGAGCATTCTTGAATATCAAGGTTGCAGCCGTTAAGTCTGTAGTCTCTGACAGATCTACGCCGCCAATAGCATACTTGACTTTGGGCTCCAACTCTTCCATCGTGAATTTTGCCGGATTCTGAATTTCTGCAAATGTCAGGAAGGCATCAACACTAGTTTCACGAATGTTAAAATCTTTGCATAACAGATTCTTGACTAATAGCGGGTTTCTCTGTGCTTCTTTAACTTTTGTGGCTAAAGTATCTATTTTTTTAATGGTTCCTAGTCCTGGGTTAGCCTTTGCCCAGCATTCCGGATTAGTCCATTCTGACTTATCATCAAGTTCATAAATTATCGGTAATACTCTGTCGTTAATTTCTTGGCCATCTTCATAGCCAGTAATGATACGGGCCATCTGGTCATACTTGATATCGAAAATGCTATCTCGCACTGTACCGGCAGTAGTAGTAATCAAAATTAATGGTTGCTCTCTGGAGCTGGTGCCGTCCTTAACAACATCATACAGTTCCCTACTCTTCCAGGCGTGAATTTCATCGAATAGTCCGCCGTGAACATTAAGGCCGTCCAAGGTTTCTGAATCTGAACCAAGCGGTCTGAAATAACTTTCGTTAGATGCAGCGTAAAGCTCAGACACCAGCGGCTTATCTTTTTGAAGCAGCTTCGGACTTTTAAGAACCATCCTTTTTGCTTCCAGCCATATAATCTTTGCCTGATCTTTTTTAGTTGCGACTGCATAGACTTCGGCGCCTGGCTCTTGGTCCGCTATTTGCAGGTACAGGCCTATAGCAGCCGCTAAAGTAGATTTACCATTCTTTCTTGCAACCATAAAAAAGACTTCCTGAAAGCGTCTTGTTCCATCAATTTTGTGAACAAAGCCAAACATGGCAGCCACCATAGCTTTTTGCCAAAGTTCTAGGATGAAAGGATGACCGCCTTTGCTGCCTTTGGAGTGTTTGCAAAACTTTTCGATAAATAAAATAGCGTGTTGGGCTTTTCTTGGATTGTAGGCCCACACGCATTTTTTATTACGCATATCGCTGTTTAATTTTTTGTATGTTAACCGTACTTTCCGGCTAACCTTAAGTCCATGTTTAATCTGCTCCCAATATTCCCTGATAGGATTAAATTCACTATCTTGAGTTAATAAAGTTTTCGAGTTCTTCATCAGTATCTGCCTTCTTAGCTACCGGTTTGGGCGCTGGAAGCATCTTATCAAGCTGGGCTATAACCCTGCCGTAAGTAGTTAATACGGATTCGTAGCTAGTCATATATACACTTTGCTTAGTTCCTGATTGTTTTTCACCGTGCTGGTAAGTCTCGACTACATCTGGGTTTTCCAGCATTATTTTACGCAGGTCATCAAGCTTGTATGATAAAAAAGCAGCATTTTCTATTAATTTTTGGGCCAAAACACATTTATTTTTTGGCAAATCTGCGTAAATTTTTTTAAGTCGGCGAATTTCTTTGTCAATTATTTTTTGAGTTACGATTTTTTCGCTCTTATTGGAAGTTTTCTTTTTTTTTGTAACCTTCTTGAGCATTTCGTATCACCATCTTGCCGCCCCTCGGATACACGGGGGTAATTTTTTTTGACCTGTGTGTTAAGCGAAGGGGCTATCTCGGTTTTAATTTTTTGCCCTACCGGGGTGTGAACCAGGGGGGATAGCTATAATGTCTCCATCAGCCGTGAAAGCGTATCCATCCTGGATTGACTTCTCTTTGTTCTTGTATCCATGAACTTCGTTATGACAATCCAAGCAGAGTGCTTGAAGATTATCAAAACTTAAAGTTATCTGAGGATCATTGATGTTATCCTCATTTAGTGGCTTCTTGTGATGGACTATCAATGCTGCTCTAAAGCACTTCTCACATAAGCCATTGACAGAAGCCAAATAAGCTGCCCTACACTTTAGCCATTCCTTGGAGTTATAGAACTTTTCAGCAAAGTCTCTGGCCAATGTGCCACCTTCTTTCAGGCATAAGAAAAGGCCATTAGCTATGTTGCACACTAATGACCGTGTTTACCTTCTTTTCACGCATACAGTATAACACGTCAATAGTATGACATTCTATGACATCTTTTGTTTTTTTAGAATCTTCTGGACTTCTAGCATTCCCAGAATGTAATGCCTATAGGTCTGCCTATAGCTATAGTTAATCTTACAGGCGATATGCTCAAGCTGACACTCTGGCTTATCAAGACAGAAGTGGCGCTCAAGTATTACCTGGGCAATCTGTGTTTCCTTGTTCTTCAGCTTAACCTTCTTAATCACAGCGTTAATCTCGATAAGGACTTGCCCAAGCTCTTTAACCTCAGCGGTTAAAATATTATTTAGTTCGTCTATCTTTGCAATGGAATTGCCAATCTTATCGCCTTGGCCGGCACCACCGGAAGGAGCTTCGCTCATGCATGGAGATAGTCTATGCAATAGGTCAATTACAGACTGTTTCTGTTCATTGTGTGAAGCTATCTTCTGTCGTATGTTCTTCCCACGGTTCATCCACGCAAAGGTAGTATGGCTGATGGCCTGCTTAGAAGAGTTCTTGGCTGACAATCGGCCTATATTGTTTTCTCTTTCTTCTTCTTCGTTTTTTGGGCGGTAGCTCAATTTGTTGCACCTCCGGGAAAAGCTCTATTTCTTGCACCATGATATAGCTTTGATACGGATAGCCAGTGAAATCATCTACACCGGACTTGCATCTAGTAATCTTATAGCCTTTCCAAGCCACAGGATCTTCACGCCATGAATCAGCTTTGACAATCTCAATTATTGGCTCCGGATGAATAAGATTGCTGGAGCCGCACCATCTCTTTTTATGTAAAGACCGATTAGGATCAAGAAATGTTTTTCTAGTTTGCTTAATTAAATAGCTGGCCAACTGTTCATATTGGCCAGTTTTGTCTAAAGGCTGCACATTGATTCTTCCCTTGGTCCAAACTCTCTGAATCAATGCAGGGTTAATGTTAGGTACTACCAGATGATGATGTATTGACTTCTCGCCATATTCGCTGGTGAGAATGTATTTCAACGCAATTCCAGCTTTACGATATATATTTCTAAGCCGCCTAAGAAAGTTCTTAACTTCGTTAATTGCTTCTTCCTTGCCGGTTGGTCTGTTTTCTTGTCTATATGTCAATACCAAATGAAAATCTCTATAACCAAAATTAGTGTTAATAATTCTACGAAGATTCTTTATGGCATTATTTTCGTTTATTATTTTTTGACTTTCTGCGGTTTCTTGTTTTTTGGGTTGCCTTGTTCTTAAAACGGATTGATATTTAACACTATGCTTTTTCTCAATTTCAACAACTCGACCAGTAACAAAAGTATATTGCAGATATGGCATAATAGACCGTCCTCAAAATAATATTATTTATCAAGCTAGAAACAGGCCGCCGCCTGTTAATTTAAATGTATATATAATGGAAGGAAAATGTTTTGCAATAAAAATCCTTCTATTATATATACCGGAAAGTATTAGCTATATAATCCCTTCTTGGTCTTATGTATAGTTTTCTTTCTTTGGCGTTTGGCCAAGTAGTCAGCATAAGCCTCTTCCGTCCAGGCCGGCATTATTCTTTATCGTAATCCAGCTTGGTTTGTGCTCTTTCGCCATTAATGTACAATAGAGCCTGTTCCTGGATTGCATCTCCGGCCTTTTTGGCATCCACGATAAATTTATTTTTTTCTTTATCAAATTGAGCCGGAATCTCTATACATTCACCTGCAATGACACCATCTGTTAAGTAGCTAGGATCATAGCTAAATGTTGCAAAGATTCTATAATCAAAAGCATCCTTATCCTTCAGATAATCATAGTGCTTAAATTTCAACTTCTTCAGCTCGCACTTTTTGATTACGGCATCGGGAAGCTGAAAATATTGTGCAAACACAGGCATAATTGCTTTTAATGCCTTGATAAATTCTGGTGCTGGCAAGTCCGGGCTTGCCAGTACGTTCTCTTCCTTATCATTTTCGCCGGAAAGGTAATTAATTTTCACCTTGCCGCCGCCAAAAGATATATTAATTATTTTCATTAGATTTATCCTCCCTGTCTATTGCAAGGCAAGCTAATTTAATAGCTTCAGCTTGGAGCTTACTTAAGATTTCTGTTAATGCCTTTGCATATTTAACATCGGATTGAGCTAAGTTGGCCATTTCTTCGAAACTATCGTGGAAAATTTTATAATTAACCTTAAACTTAGCATCGGTATCGGTTAGTTTTATTTTCTTTCTGAGACTGTCTAGCTCTGCCACTACTTCATCAGGTACCTTCTCGACAATCTCTTTTTTATGGGCATTTTTTTGTAATTCAGCAATATACTTTTGCTCGTTTTTAAGCTGGTCTTTCAGCTGTTTGATTTTTTCTTTATCCTTGTTTGTTTTAGCCTTCTCCAAGTCTTTCTCCAGTTTATCTATCCTACTAAGGTCCTCGATATGCATGGAGTTAAATTCTTGAGCTTTTTTCTCGGCCGCCTTTTTTTCGTCAACGATTTTTTGAAGCTCTCTTGTTGAGATACTTTCCATATCATGATCAATGACAAATGTTTCTCGCTCTTCAGCCGGAAGGCCAAGCAAAACAAGCGCCTGTGTATAGCTCAGTTGACCAAGCGCTTGGCTTTTTGTCTGAACTCCGAATAGCTGGCCTTGGTCAGTAGAATAAGCATTGAAAATATTAATTAAATTAGTAGCGGTGGTTTTAGAATAATTAACATTCTCTTTGAGCCACTTCTCCCACTCGCCATAAGGCACCATTTCGTGAGCTTCAGCTAATCTCTGGCCAATAGCAATAGCATTGACCAGCACCATCTGCCTGGTCTGGTCCTTAATGCCATTGATTTCCGCTGCAACCATTTCTACTGTCCTAACAACTGCAATCTCAGTATTATCAATACATTTCTTCATGTGTCCATTCTCCTTTTAAGCCTTTAGCCTTTTGATATTCTTTCAAAAAAGTCGCAACATCCTTTTTCGGTCGGTGGTCAAATTTGGCCCTGGCTTGCACAATACTTTTTTTATTAATTTCAACCGTAACAATTGGCATCGCCGGCTGTTTAATATCTCGTATTGTAAAAATATTGGTTTTGCCTGATGCGTACCGGTCTGCATAGCTGGCTACACAATGATGTAGGAAATTGCCCTCTTCGTACAACTCTTGATAATCATTGATAGGCCTTATTACAAATGATTCGTTTTGATAAGACAGTTTGCCCAAATCTTTTGCCCTATTTATTATTTTTTTATTTACTTCTTTGTTAAGCAAAAGCTTTATTTGCATTACCTGGTGGCTGTGTTCTTTGAATAGGTCTTTTGGATACATTAGGTCTTTAACATTAAGATGATGCTGCTTAAGAATATCAATGTAATCATCCCAAGTCGTCAGTATGTCATTGTAGGTCTGCTTGTTGAGATACAAAGCCCGCCATTTTTCAAGGTGATTAAATATCTTGACAAAACTTTTTTCATATAAGTGTATCCTTTTGAGCCTTTCCAACTCATATTGACAGCAAATCATGCCTCTAGCTCCAGCAAACTGGGCAAGAGAAATTATGCCCAAATTCTTTAAATTTTCTTCCCAATACTTAATTATGTTAATTCTTTCAGAACCTTGCTCTTCTATGATTGCCACTTCTTCTGGCGTAGGGTTGAATCCTAAAAAATCCTTTATTGTTTTTCCTTTAGCATTAACGCCAAAATCAGCAATCATATAGATATGATCTACTATGTCTCTAGTAAATCTTTTTAAGCCTATTTTCCATAAATATTCAAGAGCTGGGTATTTATTGTAGACATCCAACCAACGGATAAAAGCTTGCTCATGATTAGGAGCCATATCTTGAATCGGCATCAATTTGTCCGGAAAAATATATTGAAATTTAGTATTTTTTACTGCATCCAATAGGCTTTTTGCATCAATAAAAGTCCCCTGCCTACAATTAAAATAATAATCACTTGAATTATTGAGAGGGAAAATTGTTTTTCGTAATTCATATTCGTTGGGATAAAAAGATTTGCACTTATTAAAAGGCCAGTTGGCTCTACCATTATGTTTCAACATAATATTTTTTTTATGCACTTGATGTGGATAAAAGACATAATAACCTAAAACGTAATTTAAAATGTTGTCATAGGAACTCAGCTTGCTATTATACTCATTACGAACTGATTCTCCCCATCGTGCTACTACGGCATCTTTATCCTTTTTAGATTTATTAAAATATACCCAATACTGTACCTCTGTTCTCTCAGCTTTTCGGCGCCAGGCAAATATTACTTGCTCTTTTGCGCCACAATATGGACATACTACATTAGCTAAGTGCCGGCTATTTTCCAGCTCTACAACGTGCCGACAGCAAGAGCACCAACCTTTGTCTTTATGCTTCATATCCTTGACGATAATATAATTATTCATTACATCGTGCCTAATCCAGCTCTTTACTTTGCTATTAATATCCGGAAAGTGGCTCAATATTTCTTTAACTTGTTTTTTGGTGACATCTAAGGACATAAGATCACTCCTGTTCGAGAAGCTTATCAATATCTATGCCGTCTGGTTCCGAAGTATTAGTCAAACCATAGAATTCCTTAGCCCAGCCAAAAACCTTTTCATCCTCAACACAACAGGAGTTACTGGAAGATTCTTTCCTGGCTCTTGAGCGAATATTGTCAAAGCAATTTTGAATACTTCCTTTTTTCCCAAGATATTTTTCTATTGCCTTAGAGTTTCCGGCAATCTTAAATTTCAAGTAATCAGCAATACGAACAAAAGCAGTATTATCTTTATTTTTAATAACCTCTTCGTTGATTTTGTTTATAACTTCCTGATTCATAATTTGTCCTCCCACCTTTTTCAGAATCACTCAATTTATGTTCTTGAACAGGTGACTTCTGTTTTTCTTGTAGGCAGTCGCACTGTTCGCCAGGATCTAAATGGGCTCCACAATGTGGACATACATTAAAATACATATTGCCACCTCCTCAATTTGTGGTATAATCTAAATAACTTCAAAATTCCTGTACGGATATTTTGAACCTTGACCGCTGGTGTCCTTATCACTGGCGGTCATTTTGTTTACCTTCTATATCTCTTGGGCAAGGCCTTTCGATTGTCGGCATACATCCTTTACCGTCCAAAAAGCAGATATAGTATTGTTTTATATCAAACAATTTCGTTAGCTTGCGTTTATTTGGATTCGCCTTTTGCCGCCATGGGCAATTATTTAAGATCTTCATTGCTATACCTTGACAGATTGCGTTTAGTCATAGCCTTTATGAAGTTCTCTTTTTTCTTTGCAGCTACAGGATCAACCTTTTCAGCTTCTGGCGAATCCGGTTCTTTTTCCCCAAATTTCTTTCTGGCCCTGTAAATTCTTGCATAGAACACTTTGGTCTTAATACCGGCCTTATCTGCTAGTGCCTTAACGGAACCGCCTTTGGCTGAATAATTGTCTAGAAAAGCCAAATCATCCTTTGTAAAAATTTTGCCAAAATCATGTTCTGGCAATTCTGTTTTTTCTTCGATAGGTGCCGGTGCTTTGGGTTCTTCAGGCTCTTCTACTTTGCCTTCTACTTGCATCGGGTTTATCAGAAGTGGAAAAACCGAAAATTTCATTTCGTAAAACGGGATTTTATTTTTACAGCAAAAATGATATTCATCTAAGCATCCACTTGATTGCCGCCATCCCGGAGCTGCCCAAACTTCATCGCACCTTTTTAGAAGATTAATACAGTTAGATATAGCAATTTCCGCTGTTAAGCATTCATAAAGTAGGCCAACGTTTAAGCCATGGATAGGAGAAACGAAGGTATATTGGTGTAGGTACTGCTGTTGCAGGAGTACCAAAAGGTCAGTAGCCTTGGTTATATTAACCTCTAAGCCGTTATATGGATGGGCAATATAGATTAATTTTTTATTCTGGTCTATCATTGTTTTTTCCCTTTCTCTTGTTGGCAAATTCTTTTTCCAATACCTTTAAAAAGCTGTCTGCAATACATGAAGGTGATTTGGTATAAAAAGGACAATTAGAACAGTCTATTGATTTGCAAAAAACTCGAATGGCCAAAAATGCCTGTTCCAATAATGCCCTTTGATGCTTGGTCATTTAGCCTCCATGCTCATAGGTACGGGAATAATAAGCTTTTCTCCGGAGATAACCATGCCGCCGGGTATCTTACCGGGGTTAGTTTGTCTAATGATATACATAGCTTCTTGGATGTTCTGGCCATCTTCCATATATCTGCCGGCAATTTCCCAGAGAGTATCGCCTGGCTGCACAGTAATTATTATCGTGTTGTGAGGCTGTGGCGCTTGGTCAAGCGCTTGGGCAATTCCGGATAGACTAAGAGCTATGATTAATGCCAAAATCGCTCTTTTCATGAAACTCACTCCTCTTTTTTAGGACTGTCGATTTCGATTCCCAGCACACAATAATCATTATCTAGGCCGTATTGGCCGCCGTTGATTTTATAAGTAACCTTGGCAGTAAGCTCCCTGCCGGTATATCTTTCTGTCTCTGGATTCCATTCACGTAGATTTAACAAATCTCCGACAAGAAAGTCTCTATCATTCTTTCTGATTTCAAACTTCTTTTTGCCGCTGGACACATCGTCAAAATATGACGGCACTATTTTTAAGCTATGCAGCTTAACAGTTTTAAGCACTCCTGGTGTTAAGTTCAATCCATTAAACGCATACCTTAAAGCATCAAAGATATGATCATGGCTTTTTTTGAGCTTGTCTTTATCTACAAGAAGTTTTGGTAAGGTTTGAATAAGATCACTACACTTTTGATTTATTCTCTCCCACTCTTGTTGCTCAGCCTTGATTTTCTCAAGTTTTTGATTAAGTCTAATAAAATCCTCATCGGAAACATTAATAACAAGTTGCATTTAAAAAGCCTCCTCATGCATCAGCTTTAATGATGCTATTTTTATGATGAATTACAGGTTCTGCATTACTGGATTTATTTCTTAAGCAAGCCTGGAACGTAGCTCTTACAAGGTTATTCCACTCCAATTGCTTTATTTTTATATGGCTAGTTCCCGGATTTGAAATTCCTACGTTGGTCATGATTTTCTCCTTTCGCCATTTACTAGAATTATATTCTAGCTAATTGCCAAAAAAAATAAGATTCAACGGAACACCAGTTACTTCGGAAATCTTGGGCTGATAAACAGCAGGAACTAAACTTGGATGCTTTTCCCACTTAAGATATCTGTCCTTGCCTATTTCAAGTGCTCTTGCCATCTTGATAACAGTAAGTTCCCCTTGGGTTCTTGCTGCCTTTAAAGACATTTTAAATTCCATTTATCTCACCCCCTCTTTTTGAAAGTATACTAGAATTTAGTTCTAGTGTCAATACTTAAATTCTATTTTTCGGCTTTTTATTCTTGCTTTTATTAGAATTTTATTCTATAATCAGAATATGTAAAGGATGTGATAAGAATGACAAACAATGAAGTTCAAGCTTTTCAAGATATATTTGTAAAAAAGCTTAAAATACTTCTTGATAAAAATAATATTACACAAAGAGAATTGGCTGAAACAATTGGTATTTCAGAATCAACTGTTGGAAAATGGTTATTAAAAAAAGCTATTCCTAGAATGGGTATTATAGAAAAACTTTCTTCTGTCTTTTCAGTCCCTAAGAGTTATTTTTTTGATGAAAAAGAGAATCGCCAATCTTATTATTTAGATGATAATGTCGCCAAAATAGCTAAATCACTTTCAAAAGATGAAATTTCACTTATAGAAGATTTCCGTAATCTCAATAAAAAAGGACAGCGAATCGCATCCGATGCCGTCAAATCATTTACTCTTAATCCGGATTTTACTATCTGTCCCCAAGAAAGTGCAGCCCGTGGGAAAGGCGCATAAACCTGAGGATCATACAAGGCGGTCAAAAATAAAAGGGAGATGTTGTGAATGAATGATGTTGTTTTGGTTCTTATTCTTATTGTTATTCTTACTGGTTTCGCTTATGGCTGTTATAAGTTTTTCCAAATGAAGAATAAAAACGATGTATTTGAAAAATTAAAAAATGCTGCCGATAATCAAGCAGCAGCCACTATTAATGCCGCCAACAAAAGAGCAGCTGATATTGTTGATGAAGCAAATAAAAAAGCAAACGAAATTAAAATTAAAACCGCACAAAGTCAGCAGAGCCTAAATACGATAATATCCACTAAAACTTTAGAAATTAAGGAATTAGATAAACAGATTGAAAGCCTAACAAAAGAGGCTACGGTTAATATCTCTGGTGTGATGAACGAAGATTCACTGGCTGCTATTACTTCTGAAGAAGTTAAGACAAACCTAATTATGATTAAAAAGAATGAGAAGGATCTTATCGAAAAAGGTAAGGCAATTGCCCTTCTTAATACTGTCAGTGATAAAAAGGCTCTCAACAATAATGTTAGGCAGCTACTGCGCTGTTATAATGCCGAGTGCGAAAATTATTTTACTAATATTAATTTTAAAAATATCGATTCAATAAAATCACATATTCAAAAATCATTTGATACCTTAAATAAAATTTTTACTACGGATAATATAAATCTAACCGATAAAATGCTAGTTATGAAGCTTGACGAAGCCACTTTGTTGTATTCTTACTATCAGAAGAAAGAGCAGGAAAAGGAGCAACAAAAAGCCATTCGTGAACAAATGGTTGAAGAAGAGAAAGTACGTAGAGAGCTAGAGAAAAAGAAACAAAGTATTGAGAAGGATGAAAAACAGTTTAATACTGAAATATCTAAGCTTATGGCTTATATGTCTAAGTCCGTTGATACCGTACAAAATCAGTTATATTCCGATAAAATCAAAGAATTGGAAGAAAAGCTTAAGGCCCTGGAAGGCGAAAAGAAGGATGTTGCAACCAGAGAAGAGAATGCACGTGCCGGATTTGTATATGTAATATCCAATATCGGCAGCTTCGGGGAAGATGTTTATAAAATTGGCATGACACGCAGACTTGAGCCTATGGATAGAATTGATGAATTAAGCAGCGCTTCCGTTCCGTTTGAATTCGATGTTCATGCTATGATTTTCTCCGGCGATGCACCAACCTTGGAAGCCAAGCTTCATCAAGTATTTGAAAAATATAGAGTTAACAAGGTTAACGAGAGAAAAGAGTTTTACAAGGTTCCACTTAAAGAGATTGAAGAAGAAGTTAAAAAGAATCATAATGCCACTGTAGAATTTACTCTTCTGGCCCAGGCCAAAGAGTATAGAGAAACTTTAAGATTAGCTGCTAAAGATACAGCACAAGCATAAAAAAATAGACCGCCGGTGCGCCAACACCGAACGGTCATTGCCAAATACTCCCACGACTGGAGACCTTTAGCTTTTGATATTATATCATAAAAGGCCTCCCTGTGCCAAGGAAGGCCTTTATTGTTTATATGTGGTTGAAAGCAAAATGACACTTTGTGCATTTTTGCGAAATAATATGCACACTTTTTGTCAAAAAATATGCGTTTGTTTCATATTATTTTTTTAGCCTATTTTGAGACATTAGGCAAATCAAGTATTTATCACGTTTATTAGGCGTTTTGTTTCAGTAAGCTATTTACACGTTTTTTGATACATGAGAAAGGATTGGTCCAAATGTTAAAAAAAGCCGTTATTTATGCCAGGTACTCTTCAGCCGGCCAGAGAGAAGAATCTATAGAGGACCAAATAAGAGAATGCAAGCTATACGCCAAATCGGAAGGATACTCTATTATAAAGACCTATGCAGATTACGCTATAACGGGTACAACGGACGATAGAGCCCAATTCCAGTTAATGATACGAGAAGCCGCCAAAAAGGCCTATGAAGCCATTTTGGTGTATAAGACGGATAGATTTGCTCGTAACCGGTTTGATGCTGTCATTTACAAAAAGAAGCTTAAAGGATACGGTATTAGGGTATTATCAGCCAAGGAACCTATTCCGGATGGCCCAGGCGGTATATTGCTTGAAAGTTTTTATGAGAGTGCCGCCGAAATGTTCTCTGTTAACCTCTCAGAGAACGTTAAGAGAGGAATGTATGGTAATGCCATGAAATGTATGGCTAATTGTATGCCGCCCTTTGGATACAAAATTAACAAGGATACGAGGCATTATGAGCTTGACGATATAACAGCTCCCTTGGTTAAACGTATCTTCAACTTGGCCAATGATGGTAAAAGCATGGCAGAAATAAGCGATTTCATGAAAAGTCAGGGGTTTCCAAGAAGAGGAGCTTGGGTAGCTCAAACACTTAAGAATAAGCGCTATACCGGGTACTATATTTTTGGAGATGTATCTATAGCCAATGGTATGCCACGTATCATAGATGACCAAACGTTTGACCAAGTTAATAAGTTAATCTCTATCCGGAAAAGAGCTCCAAGGTCCAAGCCGGAAAATTATTTGCTAACCAATAAGCTTTATTGTGGATATTGCGGTTCCAGGATGAACGGTGAATATGGAACGAGCCGTAACGGATCTAAATATCGATATTATAATTGTGTTAAACACAAAATTCACCATTGCAAAAAGAAAGCTATTGGTGCAGATTTTATTGAAGGCCTTGTTATTGCAGCCATTAAAAACGATATCCTTAATCAGGAAAATGTAGAAAAACTAGCTGATGCCGTTATTGAATACCAGAAAAACGAATTTGAGAGCACATCTTCAGCTAAAAATTTTGAACGCCAATTAGCCATTGTCGATAAAAAGCTCACTAATATGATGGCTGCATTGGAAAAAGGAATCGTATCAAATACCGTTCTCCAGAGAATTAAGGATCTGGAAGCCGAAAAGAAGGAGCTAGAAATTAAAATAGCAAGCGAGAAGCTGCTTGCCCCTGCTCTCACCCGTGAAGATATCATAGATTATATTTTGAGCTTTAAGACCGGAGATTTAAACGATGATACTTATGTCAAAAAGCTGGTTGATACATTCGTCACCAAGATATATGTTTATGACGATCATTTTACCTTAATATACAATGTCGATGATTCCTACTCCTGTGATATATCTTTCAATGATAATGTTTGTTCGACTAATACTACGGACTGGCGTACCATAAAAAGCAAAAACCTTTAGCAGAAAATGCTAAAGGTTTTTTTGTAATATACACTGCGAGTCAGTTATATTTTAATCTATAAATTTGTGTAATTGCCTATTTTTACTTGTTTTTTAG